TCCCACCTTCCAGGCCAGTATGCTAGATAAGGTTCGTGGAAGCGCTGCCAGTCGACCGTCTGAGACACGACTTCCCCCGTCGCTCTCAAAGACCACCGCCTCCGCTGGAAACACGGAGAAGATGGGCGATATGAGCCACGATAGCTTGTTTCGATATGCCATGAGTAATGGCAAAGAGAGATGAGCGTATGAGCCGTACCGGAACAAAATGTTTTGATATGGCTCGAGTCAGGAAAGGGTTACAGCCATGGCTGTGACAACCATTCAAGACAATAACAAACTCGTTCGGTATACAGAGGAAATCAACCGAGAGTTTGTTAGAGGTAATCAGTTCTCGCCTTACATGAGTGAGGGCCTGAACGCGGTTATTCGTATCCGCAGTGAGCTGAAGGCGGGCGGCGAGGATATGAACATCCCGATCGTCTCGCGTCTTCAGGGAGCTGGCGTGGCGACACAGACGCTGGTCGGAAACGAAGAGAAGATCGACAACTACGGTATGCGAGTCAGGATTGAGTGGGCTCGTAATGCTGTGGTCACGACTAAGGCAGAGTCCCATAAAGACTCGGCCGACGTATTTGGGGTGGCGAAGCCCCTCTTGAGCGACTGGGGTAAGGAACTTCAGCGGGACGAGATCATTGCCGCGCTGATGGCCCTGCCGACCGAGACCCTTCCGCCCTCGAGTGGCGGCACGAGGGTCAACGGTATCCAGTTCGATCAGGCCTCGACGGCCCAGAAGGACGCATGGCGCGCTGCCAACTCGGATCGTATCCTGTTTGGTAACGCAGTATCCAACAACGCGACTGACTTCGCTACGTCTCTTGGTCAGTGCGATACGACCAACGACAAGTTCACTGCCACGAACCTGTCACTGATGAAGCGGCTCGCAATGAATGCTGATCCCCATATCCGTCCCTATCGGACTGACGATGGGTATGAGTACTACATTGCGTGCGCGGGAACTAATGCGTTCCGTGACCTGAAGATCTCTCTGGAGACCATCAACAAGGACGCAAGGCCCCGCGAACAGTCAGGGCCGTATGGCGCTACCAAGAACCCTATCTTCCAAGATGGCGATCAGATCTACGACGGAGTGATTGTCAGGTGCGTCCCTGAGATCAGCCGCTTCGTGGGTACGACTGCCAACCCTGGTCCTTGGGGTCCTGCAGGCACCGGCAACCTCCTGCTTGGGGGTCAGGGTGGCACTACGCGGGTCGAGCCGGTATTCCTGCTCGGCCAACAGGCTGCAGTCTTCGCGTGGGGCCAGATGGCCAAGCCCACGTTCCGTAAGGAAGACGACTACGGCTTCATCACTGGCGTCGGCATCGAGATGGCCTACGGCATCTCCAAGATGTTCAAGCGACATCCATACACCGCGACCACTCTTAAGCAGTGGGGCGTGGTGAATGGGTTCTTCGCTTGTTCGTCTGATTGAGGAGGGCTCATAACATGGTAACGTCACTCAATAACAGGGGAGCTGCTCGCGAAGCCGGATATGAGTTCGTGCAGTATATTGCTGCCCGAGCCGCGCCGACTGGCGGTGTCTCTGTCTACAGCATCAAGGTTGGTACGCTCCCGGCGGGAGCTATCATCACCGCGGCCTCTACCAACGTGGAGACGGCTATCACTGGCTCTACTCCAGTGTTTGGTATTGGTACGACACCTACGGGCTCTGAAATTGCTGCCACTATTGCACTGACGGCAGGCAGTCTGAATACGGTTCCACTTGCGGCATTGGTAATGCCGCTGGTGGCTGATACTGATGTCTATGCTAACATCACCGGGACGGCTACTGGTGATGCCTACATCATCGTTCAGTTCGTCAAGCCACTTGCGTAACCGACCTCGTCCAACTGGGAGGGGGTAGTCCCCTCCCGCTTTTACGGAGAGTGAAATGGCCCAACACAAAGACGAAGACAAGGCGAACCCCCCACAGCTGGATACTCACGTGCCGCCCTCGCAACAGTCGGCCCAAGGGCCGGTGCCGAAGCCGGGTGAGCCCGTAGTGCCGAACCCTATGGCGCCCCCTCCAGGTCAGCCGATCCCGATACCGGAGGAAGCTCAGCCAAAAGAAGACGACAAGTCCAAAGCCAAAAAATAGTGGAGGAAGATATGGCTCGAGTTAAAGTAACTTGGCTTGGTACTGGTGATCCGTTAGAGGCTAAGGTACTCGACTTTGGCCCATACAAGCTTCCGCGGGGAGTTCCTGTCGAGATCGGAGACGATCTTATCATAGCCGACTCTCTTAGTCAGAACAAACACTTCAAGGTCGAGAGAGATCCGCAGTAGGAGGTGCTCGTGGGTACGCAACCAAGTCTTCGTGCTCGTATTCTGCCTCGGTTCCCGGCTCAGGTTTTGGCCGGGACGGGGATCACTATCACTAAGAATGGTGGTACCTACATCTTCGCGGCACAGGCCTATGCCAATATCCCTATAACCGCCCTCCAAAGTATCCCGTCTGATCGACTACTCGGACGGGATACCTCTGGCACCGGGGCAGTTGAGGTACTGACAGCAGGCGGTGGCCTTGGATTTAACGGGGCCGGAAGCCTGGAACTTACGGCCAATCACAGGATTAGAGGTGTTCCCGCCGCGCTGCTCATTGGGGCTACGCCTAGCGTGCAGGACACGTTGATCCCATACTCTTGTACTATTACACGGGTCACTATCATTAGCGATGCGACGAGTGGAAATCCCACAATAACCCTCCAGAAGGGTAACTTCCCTGCGTGGCCTACCGGTCTAGTGGATATTACGGGAGGCAACAATCCTGTTCTTGTCGCGGGTAAGTATCAGAACAGCACCTTGGCTGGATGGACTACAGGCATTAACGCAGGCGAGATCATAAGGTTCTCGTCCAGTACGGGCGGTCCTATCACGCGGTTGAACATCACACTGGAGCTTCTGCCGCTATGAAAACAACCAAAACCCGCTTCGAGCTTATACGCGAGGCTGCGGACAAGCTCAACATTGTTGGCACTGGCCAGGGGCTCGAGGCGGAGTACTCAGAGAAGATCGATAACAACGTAGACCCGCTGGTAATGCAACTGGCCTCAGATAACATCTGTGAGGTAGTTAATGATGGATTTATCCCTGCTGAGTGGTTCGACTCGCTCGCGGGACTATTGGCCAACATCTGTGCTCCCGTGGCGGGAAAGAACTTCGATCCGCAGATCAAGGAGTACTATGAGAGTCGCCTGCGACGACTGACCTCGAGTGGTCCCACTTATGGGACCCAGGAAGCTGAGTACTTCTGATGCCCTCTATTGTGTTTCCAACTACGTCAGCCCCGGCCACCAGGCCACAAGAGTCTGGTGGAAGGCTGATCAATGCCTATGTGGAGAAGACGCCCTATGGAGCACCATCACAGATCATCGTAAGGCGTTCTCCTGGTATTCAACGGATAGCAACGACTGCGATAAGTGGTCATACCAGAGGATTTCTTGACGCAGAAGCCGTTGGAGTATGGGCAATTAATGGTAGACTTATGAAGTTTGATAGTATCTTTTCTGTGACAGATTTAGGCCCATTTGTAGGGACCGAACCAGTAACCTTCGGGCGGAATAATGCTCTCGTTAAACAGAATGTAGTTGTCAGCGAAAATGGCTGTTTTAATGTTGACACCAGTACCGGGATAACAGCCTTTGTCTCGGCCAATCTACCCGCCGGACCAACGAGTGTTTGTGACTTCGACGGGTACTTTGTCTGGTCATTTGGTGGAGGTCAGATCTATGCTTCCGATCTTAATTCTACTAATGTACAGGCGCTATCGCTGAACACCGAGCAGGGCCTGTTCGTGCGGCGGGTACTGCGGTATGCAGGGCGACTTTATGCCTTCGGAGATAAGTGGACAGGAGTCTATCGCGATGCAGGAACAAGCCCATTTCCGTTCGCGCGCGAGGTCACTATCCCTCGGGGTATCGTTGGGACTCATGCTGTCGCTGGTTGGGAGACTGGATGGGCCAACCAGTTGCTCTGGGCCGGAGATGACTTTATCGTCTACAAGTTGGACGGATACACGCCAACACCAGTCTCAACCGATGATGTTAGTAGGGCCATTCAATCTGCGGTACTCGCCGGAGGCCGTAACCTCATCGAGGCCTTTGTCTATATGTACGGCAAGAATGCCTTCTGGGTCTTGTCCTCTCATGATAATTGGACGTGGGAGTATAATCTAGTCACGGGCGAGTGGAATGAGCGCAAGTCATTTAATCAGTCCAACTGGAAGGGAATGAAGAGTATACGGATCTTCGATCGCTGGATCATCGGAGATGAGTTTACTGGAGATCTGTATCAGATCAGCGGATCATACTTTCTTGAGGGCACTGACCCATTGATTTGGCAGGTGGAAAGCGGGGTGATGTCAGGCTTTCCGCGCGGGGTCATGGTGCCTCGAAGCAGCTTCCTGCTGACGACTGCTGTAGGAACGACCTCCACTGTAACGAACCCGAAGGTAGAGATCTCATGGTCACTCGACGGGGGATACACCTACGGTGACCCTGTGCTGCGCCGCCTCGGTGGTCCTGGGGAGTCGCTCTCCCACCCATATGTCCTGCAGTGCGGGCTGTCCAAGGGTCAAGGCGTACGGTTCCGGTTGAGGGTCTCGGACCCGGTCCATGTGGGACTGTCGGGAGGTTCGATAGATGATCTTGAAGCACGGGGGTACTCTGGATGAGAGCCCCCCTCGATCCATTCTCAAGAGTTACTGACGAACAGAGTCATTGGGACCCTGAATGGTATTCATGGCTTCAAGATCTATTCACGACCACGACACAACTTCAAGCGAATGTCGCGACACTGCAAACATCTCTTGCAGCACAGC